AAGGGTCTCCTGTTCCAAATCGAGCGTGATGCTAACGCAATCGCACAAAGAACTCGTAGAGGAAAGGGCAACATCATCATGTGCTCTGCTGATGTCGCTTCAGCACTGACCATGGCTGGTGTTCTCGATTACACCCCTGCACTCAACGCTAACCTGAATGTCGATGACACAGGTAACACCTTCGCTGGTGTTCTGCAAGGTAAGTATCGTGTATACATCGATCCTTATTCGGCAAACCTGTCTGCTGCTAACGCAGCATCCAACAGCGGTAACCAGTACTATGTTGTTGGTTATAAGGGTACTTCACCTTATGACGCAGGTCTGTTCTATTGCCCATATGTTCCTCTCCAAATGGTTCGTGCCGTTGGTGAGAACAGCTTCCAGCCCAAGATCGGCTTCAAGACCCGTTATGGTCTTGTTGCTAACCCCTTCGCAGAAGGAACAACTGGTGGTCTGGGTCGCCTGCAAGTTAACAGCAACCGCTACTACAGAAGAGTTGCAGTTAAGAACCTCATGTGATCAATACTCACAAGAGTTAACTGGAGGGTCCTTCGGGACCCTCTTTTTTTGTCCTAAATATTCAGATGGAGACCTGCGTTTTACCACATGGCATTATCAATCTTTGATAGGCAGATACAAAATAGAAACTTTTTGCAACCCACAGGGTTTAAGTTTACATTAGAAAGATCTCCAAAAACATCTTTCTTTTGCCAGTCTGCAAACATTCCAGGAATGACTCTTGGAGTTGCTCCTCAACCATCATATCTGAAAGATATTCCGACGCCAGGAGACAAGATTGAGTTTGAAGATCTGACTCTCCGCTTTCTTGTTGATGAAAATCTTGAGAACTACATGGAAATATATACCTGGATTAGAGGATTAGGTTATCCAGAAACAAGACAAGAAATATTTGATCTTCAGTCTGAGAGAAAAAGAAAATATCAAGATAAAGGAAATACATCAAGAGATATCAAGGGAATGGACATCTACTCTGATGGTTCTCTTCTGGTTCTCAACAGCACACAAAATCTTGAGTTTAAGGTCAACTTTGAAGGGTTATTTCCTTACAGTTTGTCAACGATTCAGTTTGATGCTACGGATACTGAGATCGAGTACTTTACAGCAGATGTCATTTTCAAGTATACTATATTCCATATAACCGATACTCAAGACAAGAGATTGCATCCTAGATGATTGACATTGAAGTTCTTCAAAATATGTGGACCAAAGATTCTGCAATGGATATGGATAATCTCCACGAAGAATCTGCTCTGAAGACAAACGCTCTTCACGCCAAGTATTTTGAAATATACAATAACATACAACTCCTTAAAAAGAAAGCGGAGCAACAAAAAAAGAATATTCGCCACGAAAGATATGAATATTACTCAGGTAAAGCAGACCCTGATATCTACATTGAAAATCCCTTTCCAAAAAAGATTAGGGATAAAGAAACTATGTCAAAATATCTGGACGCAGATGAGAAACTCTCAGGAGTTTCGTTAAAAATTGAATATTATGATGTAATGCTAAACTACATTGAAAGCATTCTTAAGCAAATATCCAATCGCACATATCAAATCAAAAATGCGATTGACTTTATGAAGTTTCAGGCAGGACTTGGTTGATGAAAGGAAAAGAAGTTGATTATGCAAATCATGGATGGATTAAAACTCAACTTGATCCAGAACATATCACATTTCTTTGGGATCGCATAGAGGAAAGAAATGAATCACTAAAGGAAAACTTGGCAGGTAACATTACGGGAAGTTACTCCATTGAAGATACAGATCACTACTTCTTTAATGAAGTTCTTTCCCAGCATGTTGAAGCATATACACAGTTATATGGTGGACATCCGATTCGTGATTATGCATATGGAGACTTCAAACTACAACTTGGTAGATTTTGGGTGAACTATCAAAACAAACACGAGTTCAATCCATATCACCATCATGGTGGTGTGTATTCTTTTGTTGTTTGGATGAAGATTCCAACAGATTGGAGAGAACAAAATCAACTTCCATTTCTTGATGGGATTAAAGAAGAAGATAAAAAAGCATCCATCTTTGAAATGGAATACACTGATATTCTTGGTAATATTCGCAACTATGGGTATCGTCTAGATCCATCTTATGAAGGAACCATGCTTTTCTTCCCCTCTGCACTTAGACATTGTGTATATCCATTCTATAACTCAGATGAGCAACGCATTTCTATCTCTGGAAACCTGGTTTACTACGGGTGTTAAATAGTAGTATGAATGCATTGTATATGTGAATCAAACAGATTTAACTATATCCAAGTCGAACGAAGTTTTCTTGAAAATCTCTACAGAACCTCATATTGAGTATGAGCTTAGAGATCATTTCAAGTTTGAAGTTCCTAATGCTAAGTTTATGCCACAGTATCGTGGTAGGAACTGGAATGGTGAAATACATTTATTTGACATGAGATCAAAGCAAATCTACATTGGTTTGCTTGACAAGGTTGTGAGTTTTTGTAAGCAGTACGGATATACCTATAGTTTCAAAGACAATAAGTTTTATGGTCTCCCATATGAAGAGAATGACCACATCTCGGAAGAAGGTGTTAAGGATTATATGCATTCCATTTGTGCTCATACTCCCAGGAAATACCAGATTGAGGGAGTATATGGTGCCCTAAAGCATAATAGAAAGCTACTGATAAGCCCCACTGCCAGCGGCAAATCACTGATGATTTATTCCCTTGTAAGATACTATGTGGATAAAGGGAAAAAAATTCTTTTAGTTGTTCCGACGACATCTCTTGTAGAGCAGATGTACAAGGATTTCCTTGATTATGGTTGGAATGCTGATTCATATTGCCACCGTATCTATTCAGGAAGAGAAAAAACAAATGATATGCCTGTAATCATCACTACATGGCAATCTGTATATAAGTTAGAAAGGTCTTTCTTTGAGGACTTCAATGTCGTGATTGGAGATGAGGCTCATTTATTTAAGAGCAAGTCTCTAATATCGATCATGACCAAGTTACACCATGCTAAGTATAGATTTGGGTTCACAGGAACTTTAGACGGCACACAGACGCATAAATGGGTGTTAGAGGGACTGTTTGGACCGTCATACAAGGTTACCAGAACTTCTGAGTTAATGCAACAAGGACATCTCTCAAAGTTAGATATTAACTGTCTTGTTTTGAAGCACACTCCAAGAAAGTTTGAGACTTACAATGATGAGATTGAGTATCTTATCTCACATATTCAAAGAAATAAGTTTATTACAAATCTGACTCTTGATCTAAAGGGAAACACATTGGTTCTCTTTAGTCGGGTTGCCGCACATGGTGAACCACTTTTTGAAATGATAAATAAATTTAAGAGCGATGATCGGAAAGTATTTTTTGTTCACGGTGGCATTGATGCTGAAGATCGAGAACTAGTTAGAGAAATCACTGAAAGAGAATCCAACGCTATTATTGTCGCTTCTTACGGAACCTTTTCAACTGGCGTTAATATTAAAAACCTTCACAATGTTATATTCGCTTCTCCCAGTAAATCAAGAGTAAGAAATCTACAATCAATCGGGAGAGTACTCAGAAAAGGTAAAAACAAAACAAAAGCAATATTGTATGACATTGGTGATGACTGTACTTATAACTCAAGAAAGAACTACACTCTGAACCATTTGATTGAGCGAATCAAAATCTACAATGAAGAAAGTTTTAACTATGACATTATTACGATCAACTTAAAAGACTAGAGAGGTTTCTATGGGAATAGAAGACGATTTTTATGCAACTATAAAATTAATATCAGGCGAAGAAATCTTTGCAAAAGTTGCTGCCTCAGAGGAAGAGGATAGAACAGTTTTACTTTTATCGAATCCTATTACAATCGGTGAGATTAAAAATAGAATGGGAATAATCGGATATAAGGTAGAGCCTTGGTTGAAAACAACCAAGGACGATTTATTCGTCATCACTATGGATAAAGTATTAACAATGTCTGAAACCACAGATATTGAAATGATTCAGATGTATCAAAGATTTGTAAAAGACTCGATAGGAGGAGATGATCCCGTAGCGTCATCAAAACTCTCTAGAGAAATGGGTCTCTTAGGCAATATTGAGGATACAAAGAAGAAGTTAGAGAAGTTATTTAAGAGTAGCTAAAGTACTTAAAGCTTCTCTATCAACCCTAACAAAGGTATTATAGCGATATATAAGTACCCTTGTCAAGCATTGAGAACATTGGTATAATGACTACATAATAAATCAGTTGTACTAATGATTACCACCCCAACTACAATGCCAAGAAGAAAGAGATCAGAACACTATGTAAACAACAAAGAGTTTCTGGAAGCACTGGTTCTTCACCGCAAGAATGTTGAAAGGCATTTTTATTCTCAGTATGGAAGAGAACCAACGAAAGAAGATAGAGCAAAGAAGTGGGAAGGAAAACCACCCATCCCAAACTATCTTGGAGAATGCTTTCTGAAGATTGCCACTCACTTGTCATTCAAACCAAACTTTGTGAACTACATGTTCAAAGATGACATGATTTGTGATGGTATTGAAAACTGTGTGTTATATGTCCATAACTTCGATCCTAGCAAGTCTTCTAACCCGTTTGCATACTTTACTCAGATTATTCACTACGCCTTTCTGAGACGCATACAGAAGGAGAAGAAGCAACTGGAGATCAAGAACAAGATTCTTGAGAGAACTGGTTATGAGGAAGTGTTCGTAGACAACAATACTATTGACGGAAACAACTATTCAGACTATAATTCCATTAAGGACGCCGTTCACTCCAAACTTCGTTATTGATGAAAGTTGCTATTATTACGGATCAGCATTTCGGATGCCGTAAAAACTCTAAGTTATTTCACGATTATTTCTTACAGTTTTATAACAATGTGTTCTTTCCCGCTCTGAAGCGGGAAAACATAAAGACTGTTATTGATATGGGGGATACTTTTGATTCAAGAAAAGGCATTGATTTTGCTGCACTTTCTTGGGCAAAGAAGCACTATTATGACCGTCTTCGAGAGATGGGAGTTACAGTGATTACTGTGGTGGGTAATCATACAGCGTATTATAAGAATACAAATGAAGTAAACGCTATCGATTTGCTTCTAAGAGAATATGAAAATGTGAAAGTTATATCACGACCAGAAGAACTTAAGGTTGGTAATCTTAAAGTATTATTTGTTCCTTGGATTAATCAAGAAAATGAAAAAGAAACTCATGACATTATTGAAAAGACACCTTGCAAGGTTGCGATGGGGCACCTTGAACTCAGAGGATTTAATGCTAATCGATTCTGCGTCATGGAGCATGGTTATGAAAGCAAACTATTTGAGAAGTTCAAACTTGTCTTCTCGGGACACT